CTCGTGATGAAATGACTAGACTTAGAGGGAAGGCGGTAGGTATGGGAATGAAGACTGGCGGTAAAACAGTTAAGAAAAAAGTTGGAGGGAAAACTCGCCCGCGAGCGCCTGCACCTAAACCAAGCAGCGCAAGACAAATGTCGATGTTAATTCCTCAGCATAAGCGTATGGCTATGGGTGAGAATGTGCTGACTGGAAAAATGATAAAGAAGGCTGATGGTGGACGAATAGAAAGAACTAAAGCGCCTAACAGCGCTCCTGCCACTACTGGGGTGAACCTGAATATGGGCGCACCCACGACTCGTAGAACACCGGCTCGTGGCAAGGGCGCTGCAATCAGAGGCTTCAACTTTACGGAAAACACCTAGTGGCTATTGAAAAATCACTTTATTCTGAGTCAAACCCAGACATGATTGCGGCGCTAGAAATAGAAATCGAGAATCCTGAGTCGGTAACTATTTCTGATGGTGAAAGCGAAATCATTATGGATTTTGATGAAATGGATTTAGGCCCAGAACATGGCGACAACCTTGTGGATTTTATGGATTCGCAAGAGCTTGATCGCCTTGGTAGTGATTTAGTCAATTCGTATAACGCCGACAAAGAAAGCCGTCATGACTGGGAAGAGTCCTATATCAAAGGACTCGACCTGATGGGAATGAAGTTTGAAGACAGAACAATGCCTTGGAATGGAGCCTGCGGAGTTTTTCATCCGATGCTTAGCGAGGCGGTTGTTAGATTTCAGTCGCAAACAATTATGGAAATCTTTCCAGCTAGTGGCCCAGTAAAGACCACTATTGTTGGAGAGCTGACAGATAAAAAGGTCAAGCAGGCTGAGAGAGTTCAGGATTATCTCAACTACATGACCACTGTCGAAATGACGGAATACCGTACTGAGACTGAGAAGTTATTGTTTTCATTACCTATCGCTGGCTCTGCGTTTAGAAAAGTTTACTTTGATCCCAATCTGGGGCGAGCATGTTCTATGTTTGTTCCAGCAGAAGACTTCGTGGTGAGCTATGGCGCTGCCGATCTGGAAACAGCAGAGCGCTGCACTCATGTAATGAAGAAGACTTCTAACGAAGTGCTGAAGTTACAGCAAAGCGGGTTTTATGCAGACATTGAGCTGCCTGCGGCTTCTCCCGATACCAATGAAATTACAGCAAAATACAACAAATTAACCGGAGATCACCCAAGTTACGAGGTAGATCAACGACATACGTTACTTGAATGCATGGTAGATATAGACCTTGCGGGCTTCGAGGACACAGAAGACGGCGAACCTACCCATATTGGACTGCCCTACGTCATTACGATTGATAAATCGTCCAACATTGTTCTGTCTATTCGTAGAAACTGGAAAGAAGACGATGAATTAAAGCTAAAGCGTCAACATTTTGTCCATTATCAGTATTTGCCGGGTCTTGGGTTCTACGGATTCGGCCTAGTCCACATGATTGGCGGCTTAACCAAGTCTGCAACGTCATTATTACGTCAATTAGTTGACGCAGGCACACTTGCCAACCTTCCGGGCGGTCTAAAAGCGCGAGGATTGCGTATTAAGGGCGATAGTTCTCCGATTATGCCGGGAGAGTTCCGCGATGTAGACGTTCCGGGCGGCATTATTAAAGATAACATCACCTTTTTACCGTATAAGGAGCCATCTGCGGTACTTCATACCATGTTGCTAGAAATTGTAGAGGATGGTCGTAGATTTGCCTCTGCTGGTGACGTAAAAGCGGCTGATATCAACGGTGAAGCGCCAGTTGGCACGACTTTAGCTCTCCTAGAGCGCGAAATGAAGGTTATTAGCGCTGTTCAAGCGCGTGTTCATGCTGCAATGAAGAGAGAATTAGCCATTCTTGCCGATATTGTTGCTGATTATGGGCCGACAGAATACCCCTACGGTTCCGTTGAAAACGCCATTACTGCTGAGGATTTTGATGATCGAGTAGACATTATCCCCGTCAGTGACCCAAATGCGGGAACAATGGCCCAAAGAATCATGCAATATCAGGCGGCTTTACAGTTAGCCCAACAAGCGCCCCAGATGTACAACTTACCTCTTCTGCATCGCCAAATGCTGGAAGTGCTGGGCATTCGTGACGCAGATAAGATTGTGCCTACTAACGATGACATGAAGCCAACTGATCCGATTTCTGAAAATATGAATCTGATGATTGGCGAACCAGTAAAAGCTTTTATATATCAAGATCACAAGGCTCACATTGAGGCGCACACCGCAGCCATGAATGATCCAAAGATAGCCGAACTCCTTAATCTTGCGCCAGACGCACAGATGAAGCAGGCAGCTCTTGCTGCTCATGTCGCTGAACATGTTGCCTTTCAGTATCGGCGCGATATCGAACAAGAACTGGGAGTTAAGCTGCCTCCGATTGATTCTTCGCTACCAGAAGATATTGAGTATAGGCTTTCTCAGCTTGTGGCCCCTGCCGCTGAGCAGTTAACAGGAAGAGCGGAACAAGAAATGCAGGCTGAGCAAATGTTAGCTCAAGCCGAAGACCCAGTTCTCCAGTTGCAGCAGCAAGAACTTGAAATGGAGAATTTGAAAATTCAAACAAAAGCTCAAACTGACATGGCTCGAATCCAAGCCGACTTAACCAAGGCAGCGGCTAAAGATGATTTGGATCGCGAAAGGCTGGCAAGCAAAGATGATTGGGATCGAGAAAAGCTGGCTGCGGATCAAAAAATGGAAGGGGCTAAACTTGGTGTTAAAATTGCAGAGACCAACACCAAAGAAGAACTGGAGTCGAAAAAGATCGCCTCTAAGGACAAGCTTGCTGGCGCAAAGATTGGCATGGAAATAGCCAAAGAGCTTATGGTGGACACTAGGGAAAGAGAGATTGAAGAAATGATTGATAAGAGAGATACTAAGCGCGAAGATGACATTGACAAAAGAGAGCTAGATGAGTGAAGTATTTAGTAGCAATGCATTAAAAATCTTGCAAGACAAGATACGCATTATTATGAACGAAACCGCAGACCATATTAGCGGAGGCTCTTGTCGGACAATGGAAGAATATTCAAAAGCTTGCGGAGTCATAGAAGGACTCGCGTTAGCTGAAAGAGAATTACTTGATTTGAACAAACAAATCGAGCAGGACTAATCTCCGTATACTACGGTGCAGAGTGACTCTGGACACTTTATCCAGTGCAAGGAAATTCTAATGGCAGAAGCATTAGCAGAAGTAAATACGGTGGGGGTTGAAACCACTGAAGAACCTCGCATACCTCATCAACTTCCTGAGCCAAAAGGCTTTAAGATTTTGATTGGTTTGCCTGAGCCGGACAAGGCTACAGAGGGCGGCATTCTCAAAGCACATGAAACTGTGCAAGCTGAGGAAGTTGGCTCAATAGTAGGATTTGTTCTGAAGTTAGGACCGGATGCTTATGCTGATAAAAAGCGTTTTCCTAATGGTCCGTTTTGTGCAGAAGGTGATTTCGTAATTATGAGATCGTATTCAGGCACTCGCTTTAAGGTTCATGGTACTGAGTTCCGACTTATCAACGATGACAGTGTAGAAGCTGTTGTTGACGATCCCAGAGGAGTGATGAAGATATGAGCGAAGCAGATAACGAAACTACGTCTGTCGAAGATAAATTCTTTGGCGTTAAGACGCAACACATCAGAAATGGTGGCGAACAGGACTCTTCTGAAGAGGAATCCGACTTACTGGTGGAAGTTGTTGATGACACTCCCCCTGAAGAAAAAAGACCTCCGAAGAAGGCTAAAGAAGCTAGTGAGCCTACCCCTGACTATAACGATGGTTTTAATGACCAAGAGTTAAAGTCTTATAGCAAGGGCGTTCAAAAGCGAATTAACCAACTTCGTGCAATTAACCACTCAGACAGGCGTAAGATTGGGGAAGCCCAACGAATGCGAGATGAGGCGGTTAATTTGGCAAAGTCGCAGCACAGCAAGATTCAAGAATACGAATCTCTGCTTGCGAAAAGCCAAAATGCTATTATTAATTCCTCGAAAGGCAAGGCTAAATCTGAACTAGAGTCTGCAAAGAAAGAGCTAAAGAAAGCTCACGAGGAAGGAAATGCTGACTTGCTGGTGTCAAGTCAAGAGCAGCTTAATTCTGCTCAAGCTCAGCTTAGAGACATGGAAGCTAGGGCGGGTAAGCTTAAACGCAGCTTGGACAAACAAGCCAAGATGCAGGAATATCAAAAAGCTAACCCCCAACCACAGGCAGCTCCACAACAGGTTGAGGTAAGCCCAGAACAGACAA